GGCGGGGGGGGGCGGGGCGGGGGGCGGGGGGGGGGCGGGGGGCGGTGGGGGGGGGGGGGGGGGGGGGAGCCGCGTCCGGTGCCGGGGTGGCGTCGGGGCATGCGTCGCCCGCGGCCTTGACCTCGGTGCACGGGACGGGGGTGGGTTGCGGAGTACAGCCGAGCACCGCGACGGTGACGGCGAGGGCGAAGAGGGTCTTCATGGGGTGGCCGGATCCTTTCCTTACGCCTGCACGGGTTCGGGGATGGGTGCGGAAGCATCGCCCGCGACCGGGGCGACCTTCATCACGTAGACGCACGACCATCCGATGTTCGGGTCGGCAGCGCTCGGGGTGTAGAAGGCGGGGCCGCCCTCGAAGTAGCCGCCCGCGCCCCACCCGGTGCCCCACGAGTTGACGCAGTCGAGGATCGTGTTGCCCGCCGCGTCCTCGTGGTAGCCGTCGCAGTAGAGATCGTGACCGCCGCCGTTCGGGTCGGAGGTGTTCGGCGCGCCGACGGGGCCGCTCGCCGGGTTCCAGCTCTCGAAGGCGCCGTCGACGAACACGGCGAAGTTGACGGCGTAGCCCGCCACGATCGCCGCACGCACGAGCTGAATGAAGTCCGACTCGGTCGGGTCGATACCGTACTGCCCGTTCATCTCGTAGCACTGCGCCGCTTCGAGCGTGGCGAGGTCGGGCTCGACGTTGATCGTGTTCGGCGTGCAGTCGGAGAGCCGACCGTCCGGGGCTCGCGCGCCCATGGCGCAGATCCCGAACTGATTGATCGCCGCCTGTACGCTCTGCGGGTTCGCGCCGCTGTCGGTGAGCGCGCCGGCCGACGGTGAGCCGCGGTCGATGCAGCGGCCGAGCTTGTAGATTTCGTCCGGGCTCGGGATCGGGATCGTCGTCGACGCGCTCTGATTGCACGTCGTGTAAATCGCGCCCGCGTTCGCGTGGCCCGTGCACGAGCCGACGGGACCCTGATCGAGAACCGGGCAACCCTTCGAGCGGAGCGAGCAGCTCGACGGCGTCGCTGCGTCGACCTTGACCCCGAGGCGCGCGAGGAAGGCGCGGAAGTGGACGAGGTTGCGCGCGCTAACGCTGCGCTGCGCGCCCAGCTCGCCCTTGTGTCCGTAGCCGTTGGGGCCGCCGTACTTTCGGCCGGAAGTCGCGGGAGCGGGGGCGGGGGTCGGGTCGGTCATGCCGGGGAGACTATCCCCGGTCGGAGCCGTTGAACAGATCAGACTTTCGTGGCCGCGTAGACTGACGTGACGACATTCGCGATGGGCATGACGAGGTTCGCGAAAGCCGCGCAGGCCCCCAAGATCGCGAGCACTTCGTCCCACATGCTCTTTGTGATGGGGACGGCCGCGTCCTTGTACGCGACGATCAGCGCCGCGCGCTCATCGTCCGAGCACGCGAGGAAGCCCGCGAGGTCTTCGCCCGAGAGCGGAACGACTTCGAGGATCGCGGCCATGGCGTCTTCGCGCGACATGGGCGCGCGCACGGGCGAGGTCGGCGTGTCGGTGTCGATCCTTCCGTCGGGGTAGCTCATGGCGCGCACGCAATGCCCGCGTCTGCGGTCCCGGCTTCGCCGAGGTTTCGACGCAAGACGCCCGCGACTGCGCAGTAGGCGCCGCGGTCGAGCGCTGCGCCGGGCGTGCCCGCTTCCTGATGCGAGTAGCCCATCGCGGTCAGCTTCGCGGCATCGTTCAGGCCCGCGAGGTCGGCCGCCGAGAGTCCGCCGCACGCGACGAGCGCGCCGAGGGCGAGAATGAGGATCTTTCGCTTCATGGGCCAGAGGATAGCGCTAGAGCCGTCCGGTCAAAAGGAGGATCACGACGACGAGAAGGATCAGCCCCCGCGGGCGACCATCCGGGCAGACCGAACCGCCCATGACCGATCGCGCCGCCGAAAAGACAGACGAGTAGGACGACGACGAGGATCGTCAGCATCACTTTAGGTGTCCGAGAATCGTTGTACTCTGCGTGGCTAGGTACGCGACCGTCCAGAAAAGGCCGACGGCGATCGCGATCTTGCCGACCTCTTTGGTCTCGGGCGTCTTGCATGCGTAGTACATGAACAGACCGATGCCGAAGACGAGGAGCGGGATGAGGATGATCAGCATCGGACGAAGGTAATCACTCGACCGAGGCTTGAACAGCTCAAGCGCTCGCGCTCTTCTTCTCTTGCGCGCGCGCGAACGCTCGCGCTTCCACGGAGTCGAGCGCGCACCATACGAGCTGTCGGGAGACGATCGGGGACGACTTGCCGAGCGCCTCGGCGAGCTTGTCGCCGCCGTCGGCGAGCACCTCGGTCGGTTCCTTCATCAGCTTCTTGTGCTTGCGGCAGACCTTGAGTCCGACGATGCACCGCACGGTCGCGCCGTTGCCGTTCGTGAAGAGCACGATCGGGTGATAGGCCGCGGTGTCGCCGCACTCCTTCATCATGCAGACGGGGAACGTCTTCGCCATCGAGGATCACGGTAGCGCCGAGGTCGAGACTTGAACAGTCGCGCCGAAGCCGACGCCGTCGTCCGCGTTCGAGATGACGCACGCGGGCCGCAAGCCGACGTGAAGCGAGCGCCCGGAAAAGACACGCCCCCCGAACCATGCCGGGGCTGTCGGCGGTTCGAGGGGCGAGGGGGCGAAGTAGCCCGCGAGACCGTTCGAGGTCAGGCCGCGAAGCGTCTCGGGGGGAGGAGCGCCCAGCGCGGGAACAAAGGGACGACGACCATCGACGTCTTGCGCGCCGGGGGCTTGTAGACCGAGCCGGGCGGGGGCTGCGTTCCGGTCGCCGCTTGGTTCTGCATGAAGGCCGAGATCACGGTCTCGATGTCGCTCTCGGCGACGTTGGCGAGAGCGCACACGGCTTTGACGTCGTTCGCGACTTGAGCCACGGGCGTCCCGGGCGGGATCGCTGCGCTCGCGAGCGCGAACGCCATGCAAGCGGTCTGCGCGTCGGTGAAGATCGTGTTCAGCGTGTTGATCTCGGCGGGCGTGCACGCGGCGCTCGGGGCCGCGGCGCAAGCGACGAACAGGATCGCGATACTGACGGTCGCGTTCATGTGCTGATGCACTGTCACGCCCACGGCGGTCCCGGTGAGCGAGGTCAGCCCGGCGACGAGCGCGGCGAACCATGCGGCTTCGTTGACGGTCGACGCCGTCGAGATGCTCGCGACGAATGCGGCGAGGAAGGTGCCGATCAGGGTCAGGTAGGGGAGCCATGCCTTCGGGAGCGTCTTCACGCCGAAGAGGGATCCGGTATTGACCGCCTGCGAGATGTAGCCGGCGAGCACGCTCAGAAGCGCGATGATCATGGTTGTCGGTGTCATGGGCGGAAGGCTATCCGCGCTTGGACACCACTGTCAATGCGCGTGCGCGAGGAGCCACCCGAGGAACGCCGAGCCGCTCATGAAGATGAGGCTCACGAAGGTCGCGACGACGTAGCGGACCCACTTGTCGCCGCTCTCGTCGCGCTCCTTGAGCTTCTTCTTCAGGTCGTCGACGTAGACGTCCTTCGTGTTCTCGGTCGCGTCTTCGAGCCGCTCGACGACCTCGACGACGTGGTTCAGGTCCGCGCGAAGCTGGACGGCTTCGATCTTGAGCCGGTCGACGTCGACGTCGAGCCGCTGATCGATCTGCCGTTCGAGAGCGAGCGCGAGCCGCTCTAGCGCCTGTTCGCCGCGCGGAGTCATCAGGGACGGTAGACGACGACGTGACCGTCGAGCGGGTTGATCAAGAGGTTCTGCGACGCGTTGCCGGCATTGTAGCCGTAGTGGATCGCGTTCGAGCCGGCGACCGCACTGAAGATCGCACGGACGTATCCGTTCGTCTGCGCGAGCGGTGCCGCACGCACGTCGGACGTCCACTGCGGGACAACAGGGCTCCCGTTTTGCGTGAAATTGATCGTGAAGAAAGTCCCCGCCGTCGAGAACGCGTAGTCGAACATCATCTCGACGGCGATCTTGTCGGTCGTGAGCAGACCCGCGATGGTCGTCATCGGTCCGCCCGGGGCGACGTGAAACGCCGTGTCGCCGGGCACGCCCGAGAACTGCCACGCGCCGCCCCCGGCCGTCGGGTCGTAGAAGGCACTGACGATCGCCCAATGCGTGTCGAGAAGCTTGACCTTGCCGAATGAATCGAGCTGCGGCAGTCCGCCCGGAATTTCGAGCGCGCCGCGGTACGAGATGTTCCACCGTCCGAACGCGGGAGTGTCGGCGGGAAGGATCACGGTAAGCCCGTCGTCGGTCGAGTTGTCGCCCGAGTTCCAGAAATAAAGCGCGTACTGTTGATTATTCGGCGTCGAGAGGTTCACGTTGACGACCGAGTTCGCGAGACGGTTCGGGGCGGTGATCGCGCGGAGCGCCGTCAGGTTCACGACGGTCTTCACCGTGTCCGCGCCGACGGTCATGATCGTGTCGATGCCGCCTTGCAGGGCGTCGAGCTGCGACGAGACCGAGCCCGACGAGAGCGAGAAGCGCGTCCCGGGCGAGGCGCCGTTCGTGAGGGTCGCCGCGGAGATCGTGTTCAACTGCGCGAGCATCGCCGTGATCGCTTGGCCGAGCGTGCCGGCGCTGAGCGAGAAGGGCGAGCCCGTGATGTCGAACGTGACCTGGAAGCGTCCGGTCTGCCCGAACTTCGTCCCGGTCTGAAGGATGTCCGAGTTTTGAAACGTCGTCTGCCCGAACGCGCGATGAAGGTCAGCGACGAGAAGCCCGGGGTTGATCAGCCCGACGCGCACCGCGGTCCCGATCGGCGCCTCGGCGCCTTGGAGCACTTGGTACTCGAACGATTCAGAGTTGACGTAGAAGACCGTCGCGCCGTTACCGTCGATGACGGGATCGGACAGGACGCGCTCGAAGAGGATGAAGATCGAGATCCACTTCTCGTTACCCGCGCCCGCGACCGCCGTAGTGACGTGACTCGAATCCTGCGAGCAGTCGAGCCCGGGGTTGTTCCCCGTCCCGGTCGTGAAGATGCGCTGACCGAGCTGATCGTAGGCGTAGAGCGGGCCGCCCACGACGACGGTGAGGTCGGCGCTCGGGGTGTCTTGCGTGACGGTGCCGCCTTGCGCGATGCCGATCAAATTCTGATCGCTCATGAGAAGCTGCATCGAGGACTGCACGGCGCCGAAGGCGTCGTTCATCTGCTCCTCGGTGACGGCTTGCTTGAAGTACCAGTCGTAGATCAGCATGGCGGGGCTTCCCTGTTAGGCGTGGAGGATCCAGTCCTCGCCAAGCTCGGAGATGCCAAGCTCGACGGGATCATACGTGGGCGGGGACGTTGGAACAACGATCCCGATGAGGTGCGTGTGCGCGGGCTTCATGTAGTTCGCGATGAACTCGATCTGCTCCTCTTGCGCCGCGGTGAGCGCGATCGAGCTGATGATCGTGAAGGCGTAGAGCGCATAGCTGCCGCCCGGTCCGAGGACGGCGCTCCCCGTGAAGATGCTCGCGTCGTCGGTGACCTGCCACGAGATGAAGCCGTTGTTCGTGTCGCTCGCGTAGCCGCCCGCGAGGAAGAAGGTCAGCGAGGTCGGCCCCGTCACGGTCGCGATCGCGACGGTCGTGTCGAAGTTCAGGTTCGCGGCGCCCTCGAACTTGATCGTCGTCTCCGTGAAGCTCGGGTCGATGCCGGTGAGCCCGGTCACGCTGTATTGAGTCGTGAGACCGATCCGAGTGATCGACGCGTTGTTCCCCGCGGGGAACGAGATCGGGTCTTCGCCGAGGATCGACTCGCCGAGGATCCACTCGCCCGAGCTGTCGTAGGTGCCGATCGTGATCGTGAGCCCGAGGAAGAAGCGGACCGCATTGATGATGCCGATCGCGGTCCCCTTCTGTTTGTAGATCGCGACGAGGATCGCGATGAGCTGCCGCTTGCTCTCGGTCGAGAGCACGAAGGGGAATGGGTTGCCGAGGTCGGCGAGGATCGCCGAGAGGAACGCGTCGTCCGCGAGGTTGAAGTTGAAGATGTTCGTCCACGTGTCGACGTCGTGCAGCAAGAGCCCCGTCGGCTCTTGGAGACAGTTCAGGAACCGCAAGAGGTCTTGCGTCACGTCCTCTTGCCGGTTCATGAGCGGCATGAGGCGATAGAGGTTCAGCGCGCGGCCGACGGGGACGGGCGGAACGAACGACGTCGTCGCCGTCACGCTCGTCTCGAAGTTGCCGGCGAGATCGGCGACGCCGACCTCGGTGACGAGATAGGTGATCCCCGGAGTCAGCTCGTCGCTCGTGAAGATGTCGACGACGCTCGACGACTCGCTCGGGACGACCGCGACGCTGACGACGGTGATGTAGGGCGCGGGCGAGTAGATGAGCGGACCGACGGGACCGCCTGTCACCACGGGCGTCAGGTTTTCGGGCTGAACCGCCTGCACGTAGTAGAGCGCCGGGTTCAGCGCATCGTGGGGGCCGACCGGATCGTCCGCGTCGACGACCTTGCTCCACGTAATGCGAAGCTGCCGCGTCGCGAGCGCTTGAATGCTCGACATCACGGGCGCGGTCGTGTCGGCGACTTGGAAGGTCCACGTGCGCGTGTTCGTGTGCGGCGAGAGGTTCGCGGCCGAGACCGAGACCGTCACGATCGAGTTGCTCGCGAACGAGATGTTCGGCGCGATCGTGACGTGCGTGATCTCGGCGCTCGCGCCGATGCTTCCGTGGAAACCGGATTGAATGGCGCCGCCCACGATCGCGGGCGTGCCGTTGATCGTGACGGCGATCGATCCGAGATTGATATGCGAGCCGAGCCCGAAGAGATCGAAGTCGATCGCGGTCGTGTCGAGCGGAGCGGGACCGGCGACGCCCTCGCCCTGTCCCGCCGTCGGCACCTCGTTCGAGATGAAGGGCGCGCCCGATCCTGCGATGGTCGAGAAGACGAGATCGTCGACGTAGAAGGCGGGGATCTCGACTTCGAGAACGGGAAGCCGCACCTCGGGCGGGGGCGTCGGCAGCGACGGACCCGTGAAGGTGAGTCGGAACGAAATCTTGTGCGAGCCCGTGATCCCGGTGAGATCGACGTACCATTCCCACGACGTCGGCTCTAGGACGTCGTCGCTGTCGGCGTCGTCGTCGGGGAACTTCAGGGGCGCGAGCGTGCGCGAACCGATCGTGGTTCCGTCCATGAGGACCGAGGCGATCCACGCGTAGCCGGGCGGAAGCGGGATGACGGGGCCGCGCGTGACCGCTTGGAACGTGAACACGTTGCCCGCGGGGAAGGTGCCGGTCTGCGCGATATCGACGAAGTCGCCGGGCTGAACGAACCCGGTGTAGCCGGGCTCATCGTGCCCGAGGCAAAAGACGTAGCTCCCGTCCGCGGGAACGATGCCCCTCGGAATGATCCGACTCGCATCGACGCCCGGGTCGTGCTCGAACACGTCGAGCCCCGTCGGCGGGGCGGGGCCGCTGCCGAGAAGCTCTAGGTGACCGCCGAACGATCCGATGGGGCCGATGGGGCGCGGCATTTACTGAACCTGGACATACGAGATGCCGGTGAGCGCGTGACCGCTCGGGGGTGTCGTGTTCGGGTAGCGGTACGAAGTCCAAGTCTCGTAGACCGCGCCCGTCGGATACCAGCCGGTCATCTTGTACTGCGGGACGAGCGTGGGCGTCGCGAGGGCGACGTTCAGCGGTCCTTGGGACATCTGCGTCGTCGCCTTCGAGGGCGGGTCGTAAAGCACTCCGATCCAGCTCGCCATAGCTTCTCTCTCCTACCCGCACTGGTACGGCGTGTTCGACGGCCACGGGACCAGGATCCGAAAATCGTCGTTCGTCAAAATGTTGAGATGGTCTCCTTTGGCGTTCGGATCGATCTGCACGACGACGCCGCCCCCGGTGTTGCCTTGCATCAGCATGAAGAGAGACGAGTAACCCTTCGTCGACGGTCCGGGCTGCGCTGCCGAGCTAGGTTGCAGAGCGTAGAACGGAGTCACGACCGCCATCTTGTTCGAGTTGCCGTCGCTGCCCGCGATGCTGAAAGGGGGATAGCCGGAACTGAAATTCATCCCCGTCAGATCCATGCTCACGAAGTTGCTCGGCGCGAGCCCGCCCACGAACCCTTTCGGGTAGGAGTTCGACGTCATCAGGTTTGAGCCGAAGTTCCCCGGCTGGACGAAGATGACACACGGATCAGGATCGCCCGCTTGCGTCGTCCCTTGCTGCAAGACGTCGAGGACCCACACGAGACTGTTGCTCATGTTCTGACCGAAGACGGTCACTTGATAGATGATGAACGAGTAGCCGAGCGGACCCTGATCGAACAGAATGTGTTGCTGGAATTGGTAGTCTGTCCACTGCGCCCATGTGTTGAATGTCGGCGCCGCGTCCGTCCCGCCGCCGTACACGATCACTTCATCGGTCGCGCTCGGCACTTGCGTTGCGCTCGGGCTCCCGCCAACGAAGCCCGTCGCCCCCGTCGGGTTCGGCGAATACTTCATTCGCATTTGGATCGACGAGTAGCTGCTACTGATCTGAAGAACGAACTCGCGCCGCTGCCCGTTGACGGGAGGAGACTGGACTCGAAACCACGCGTCCGTGTTCCAAATGTTTCCCGCGACCGCGAAAGGAAAAGCGCACGTGAGCGCCGATCCATCCGTGCCGCTGTAGCCGAGCAGCCCATCGCCCGAGCCGAGGATCAACCATCCCGCCGCGGCGAACGCTTGGAAAATAGCGAAGATCGCCTGACCGTTCGTCATCCTTCTTTGATTGACGGCAGCGTAGAAGCTCATGGTCGCACCTCAGTTCGCCGCGTCCACGCCCGCGGGCCAGGGCACGAGCAGACAGTTGTTCCATTCACCTTGCGCCATGTGATCCTTGGTTCCGGCCACGGGAGGATTGCCTACGCTCGCAGTGTCGCCCGTATACATGAGCGTGTTCGACGTCGGAGTGAAGAGTGTACTGTAACCCTTGTACCCGTAGGTCGGGCTCCACCACATTCCGGGGAGGACGTCGAAGTAGCCGTTCCACTCGTTGTTCGCCATGATCTGACCGGCCGTCGTCCCGAAGTAGCTCGGCTTGTAAGGGCCGAGCTGAACCGGAAGAAAATTCGCCGACACGATCGACGTGAAGAAACAGTTCGCGTTCAGTCCGAGCCCGACGGTTTGAAAGTCGTGCGCGTTCGCTCCCGCGAAGTGGACGGTCGGATCGAGATCGCCCACGTCGGAATTGAGCACGTAGTCCATGCACCACGAACCGAACGCCGATCCCGACGTCGTCCCGAGGATCAACGCTTGCGCCCAGAAAGCGTAATGAACCGACGCGTCGCCCATCCCCATGTGCAGGTTGTACGTTCCGTCCGACGTGAAGAGACCCGCGTAGGTTTGGGTCGCGCCCGTGATGTTTCCCCAAATCGCGACCTCGTCGGTCGCCGTGGGAACTTGGGTTGCAGTCGGCGCTCCACCCGTGAAGCGCGCGGCTGGGCTGTACTTGATCGCCCACTGCAAGTTCGTCGTCCCGCGCTGCACGATGAACTCGCGCACGCCACCCGGATCGCGAATGCGAAACCAAGCCATGTTATTCGCCAAGCCGTGCGCGCCCGTGCCGCCGCCCGTGATCTGATTGCCCGACGAGTTGTAGGTCGTCCCGTCGCTCGACGACTCGACGACCCACGCCGCGGCGATGAAGTTCGAGAGGATTAGATACATCGCAACGCCGCCCGTCGACGGCCGCTGATTGACGAGGAACGTGTAGCTCATGGGCGCCGCCTCACAACGTGACCGCCACGCCCGAGGGCCATGGCAGAAGCGAGTTGTTGATCCAGATATGATCGTAGTGTGCGCCGCCGTCGAGACTGAAGAGATCGAGGTTCGTCTTCCCCGCTCCCGTGGTCAGGTCGGCGAGGATGAGTTGACTGTATCCTCGGACACCCGACGAGTGATTGTAGGGAGGAGCCGTGTTCTGATTCGAGACCCAAACCGGCGTGGCGATCGGGTTCTCTCCCGACCACGAGTTGACCGGCATCGACTGCCACCCCTGCGCGCAAATGTGAGCTTGGCCGAAGGTGATCGGCGCTGCGAAGTAAGTTTGATAGAGCGCCCCCTTCACGCCGCCCGAGTGAATGAACGCGCCACTATTGTTCAAGTAGCTGACGGAGTAGCCGTTCCACGAGTTGCCGCTGTACTGTCCGATGCAGACCGCGCAGTCCTGATCGGCCGCTCCCGCCCACGGCGTCAAGATGTCCATCCCGAAGCACGCGACGATGTTCGTCGTCGTGTTCGTCGTGAGCGTGAACTCCCACGAGTAATTTTCGGTCGCGTCGCCCGCGACCATGTGGAAGCGCATCCCGCCGTCGGCATTCCAGATCGCCGACGGCTGAAGCGTCACGCGAGTCTCGTCGCCGAGGCACCCGTAGGCGAAGAAGCCGGGGAACATGACCTCGTCGAGCGCGACGGGGACGTTCAACGCGGTACAGACGTTTGTGTAAGCGAGCCCGGTGCCGCCCGTGCCGCCGTACATCGTTGTCAGCGTGGCCGATGTCGACGCGACGGTCGCCGTCTGCACGTAGTAGACGACGGTAGGTTGCGCCGCGAAGATCAGACCCGCGCCCACGGGGAACGTCTGCGGGCTCGCGAACGTGACCGCGGCCGAGCCGTTGGTCACTGTCGCGTTGCCGTTGATCACATGGTAGGGCGAGCAAGTCGACAAGCCGGAAGCGCCCGTGTACGCGCTCGTCATCGTTCCGTGCGTCGTGTTCACGGCGCCCGCGCCGTTCAGTTGATAGGCGACCGTCGGTTGCGTCGCGAAGACGAGGAATTTGTTCGCGGGCAGATTGTAATAGGGGTACTGCGCGTTCCCGTCGGTGAGGAAGTAGACAGTCGTGGACCCGTTGACCAAGGACACTTGGCCGATCATGGTCGTACTCGTGAAGCCCGCCGCGGCGGAATACTTCATGGCCCAATATTGGTAAGACGCGCTGCCCTGTCCATTCTGAACGACGATCTCGCGCTGCGCGCCCGTCGTAGGATCTGCGGGCGAGCGAAGACGAAACCACGACTGATAGTTCTTCAGGTTCGCGGCGACGGGCGCGCCCGCTACATGGACGTTCGTGGCGTCACTCCACTGCGGGAGCGTCCACCCGACCGAGAGCAGCGTCGTGATGACCTCGATCCAAATGTCGGCCCCCGTCGCCGGGGTCTTGTTGACGTCGTAGGTCCAAGCCATGACTTCACTGCACGAGGATAGCCGCGTGACTGCACGTCACGGACTGTCCGGCAAGGGTTGTCGTGAGCCAGATTCGCGCGAGAAGCATGATGTTCGATCCCAGCGTTTCGAGATTGCCGCCCGCGGCGTTCAGCTCGACTTCGAGATCCGTCCCCGTCGTGTTCGTCGTCTGAAGAAGAGACCCGGGCACCTCGGCGCCCGCACCGTTGCCGAGGACGTTGTTCACGTCGACGAGATCGATGTTCGCCTGATGCCCGGGGTCCGTTGTTTCGAGCACGACGCGAAAGAAGACCTTGAAACCGGGATTGTAGTCCGACGGTTTGAAGTAGACGTTCCCGATCCGAAGCGGGTTCGTCGGTCCGTTTTGCGTTGAAGCGAGTCCTACGCTCATAGTTGCCTCGACACGACGAGCTGATCGAAGTAGCTGCGTCGCGTGACGTCCTTGGTCGCGAATCCGAAACCGCCGTAGCCGCTCGTGAACGGAGCCGAGCCAGAGTTGACGCCGAGCGCGTCGTCGACGAACTGCGCCGCGCCGGGCAGTGGCTCCCACGTCGGCGTGAGGACCGATGCGCCGACGACGGTAAGGTCGTTGCGAAACATCTGAAGGATCACGTCGCCGTTCGTGTTCACGATCATGTCGAGCCGGATCTGAAGCCATGTGTTGTTCAAGAACGTCTCGTTGCCGACCGCGAGGACGCCCGACTGCGGAGGTTGCGCGCCCGGCGTGCCGGTGACGAGCGGTCCTTTGACGAGCGTGATCCAATGCGGGTCCGCGTCAGCGAGCCCGAGCATGTAGCCTTTCGTCCCCGGGCTCGACCCGAGGACGTTGTTCTGCGCGCCGCAGAAGATGAAGGGTGAGAAATTCGTAGGCCCGCCACTCACGCCGCGCTTGATCGCTGCGCTGATCGACATGCCCTTCGCCATGGGCGCGAAGTTCACTTGAGCCGCGAAGAGCCCGACCGCGCCGGCCGACGTCACGACCGAGTTCATCCCGAACACGAAGCTGCCGCCGCCCGGGGGAGGAGTCTCGCCCGAGGTGACGCCGCGAAGAACGCTCGCCGTGTCGAGACCGTCCGAGAAAAATGTCCAATCTGCTTCGGCCATGGCGCGCCCTCAAATTCCTACGTTCGTTAGGGTCCAGTATTGCGTAGGGTCGGCCTTGATGAAGCAAGGCGCTGTCCCGTTGTCGGTGAACGCGACGGCCGGTCCGCCGCTCGTGAGCGAGAGCTTGAACGAGTTCGCTGTAGCGCTGACGACGTAGTAGGTGATCAGCGGGTTCAGACCGCTCGGGACGAGCCCAGCGTTGCCTTGCGGCGTGACGCCCGCGTAGATCGTGACCGCGTCGCCGTTCACGTGCGACGTTCCGACGTCGTTGATCTTGCTCGTCGTGAAGTCGGGCGCGACGGTCTCGTCGGGGAAGTAGTCGAAGAAGTTCTCGTAGGGCTGCGTCGGGAACGATTGACCCGGGAAGAGCATCGTCGTCGTCGCGGGCATGACGGTGTGATAGGGGACGTTGTCCCATCCCGCCGAGAAGTTCTCGTAGGCGACCGAGCCACTGTCGAAGAGTGCAGTCGCCGCGGGGACCGCCGACCACGCGAGATAGAACGGGATCTGAGCGACGGGCCATCCCGCCTCGAAGCCGTCGTAGGCGATCCCGTGCGGCGGAAACTCGACGGCACTGAAGAGCGCCTGAACGGCGCTGTCGAAGATGAAGATCGCCGTCTCGTCGCCGGGGTGCTGCGCGTCGACGCCGCCCGCGTAGTTGCCGGGCTCCCACCCGAGCGCGGCGAGCGACGTGCTCGAACCGTTCACGAAGATCGCGCAGCCCGAGCTTGGAATCGTGGGAGCGATCGTCCAGTCGATCGAGCCGTTGTTCGCGTCGGGCGCGACGCCGCCCGCGTTGCTGATCGTCATCGACCACTGACCCGGCCCCGTGTACGTGACCGACACAATCGGCGTCGTGACGTTGTTCCCCGGGCTCGACGCGCCCGTGAAAGCGACGGGGAGCCCGACGAAGCTGTCGTTCAAGTTCGGGAAGCCGTCGAGCGTGACGACGCTCCCGACTTTGCTGACGACCGCCGCAGTGATCCCGGTCGCGCCGCCCTCTTGAACCGTCGCGCCGCCCGTCTCGACGGTTCGGATGAAGACGTGGCCGAACGCGTCGTAGAAGGCGAATCCGGCCGCGGGCGAGCCCGCGTAGGCGGTTCCGATCGCGACGTTGATCGCGTGGACGACTTCAGTAGCGAGCGCGTGCGTGATGTCGACGAACTGCCCCGTTGAGAAGACGCACGCGACGACCGTAGCTTCGCCGTCCGCGTCGGTGATCGTGAAGTTCAGCGTCGCGCCGTTGAAGAGCGCGAAGGGCGCGCGGAGCCCGTAGGGGTAGCCGTTGAAGGGGGGCGCGGCGCCGAAGTAGGGACCCGGACCGCTCATCGCGAGCCCGTGCGAATTGGGAAGCCGCCACCCGCGCTCGAAGCCGTCGTAGGGCGTGATCACGCCGCCCGAGGGCTCGGTTCCGAAGTCCATCGCCGCCGCGTTCGTCGGCACGATGAGCGAGTCGACGAAGTCGTCGACGCCCCATCCCCTCTCGAACCCCTCGAAGCGCGACTCGAAGAGCGGCGTCTCGAACGCCTCAAAGATGAAGGGGACCGAGACCGAGCGCGTCCATAGCGCGGCATCGCCGGGGTTCGGCCCTTGCGTCTCGAAGGACAGGTTCGCGATCGTCATACGGCAAGCCCGGTATCTCCGTCGATGAGCGTGACGGTTCCGAGTGCCGGAAACTGCTCGGGCGTGAGCGTCGGATCGCCGTGCGCGTTGTTCAAGAGGAAGTCGGTCGGGTTGCCGCCGATCTCACTCACGCCCGTCGTCTGCTCGCACGCGTCGATCAGTCCGTTGATCGAGATCCTCGGCGCTGGGTTGCCGTTCGTGTCGGTGAGGTTGGCGCCGAAGTCGACGTTCTTGTTCGGCGTGCCGTCGGCGTTCTGCACGGCGAAGAAAGCCGCGAGGGTCGCGCGGAGATTCGCGCCGACCTGCGCGCCCGTGAATCCCTTTTGCTTGTAGAAGCGCGCGAAGACATTCACCGAGAGGTAGCGCGCCGAGAAGGTGTTCACCTTGAAGGTGAGCGTCGAGGGATAGGTGACGGTGACCATCGTGAAGACGGCGTTCAAGAGAGCCACGCCCGCGACGCCGCCGCCGACGGGGACGATGTAGAGGTCGCCCGTGTTCTCGGCGACCGCGGGATCCTGATTCGAGGTCACCATGAGCGCGCGAGCTGCGCCGGGGACGCGGAGCGCGTTCGTCTCGAAGTCGTCGATCGACACGCTGCGAGTGTTCGAGCGCAGGCCCGCGGGAGCGGCAACCTGGATCTGAGCGACGGTCTGCGGATCGAGCCCGCCTTGCGCTTGCTGCGCGTTCGTCGCTGAAACCGCGACCGGGTTGCCGAGGCTGTCGGTGAACTGCCCCTGCATTCGGGAGATGGTCGTAGGCTCGACATTGCCCGCGCTGCCGCCGCCCGTGCGGTAGTCGACGGTGATCGCGCCGCTCGGGATCGAGCCGTTGATCCCGTCGCCCGTCATGATCGTCGCTTGCCCCGTCGCCGAGATCGAGACCGTGAAGTGTTTGTCCGTGGGGGTCGAGTCGAGAAAATTGACGACCTCGGTGTAGACGCCGTCCGCCGCGGTGAATGTGGTGATGGGGACGCCGTTGCTCGTGTCGAGGAACGGCACTTGCGAAAGGACGAAGGTTTGGTTCGGCAGTCCGTTCGAGGTGAAGGTGTCGGTCTGATCGGTCGAGTTCTCGACGAGCACCTTCACCGTCGGCGGGTTCAGACCCGCGGCGAAGAAGGCGTCGGCAAGAAGTTGAAACGCAACCGTCCCGGTGATGTTCGCCGTCAGGATGACGGAGCCCTTCGGGATCGTCACGGTGCCGATCGGAGGGGACGCGAGCGTGAGCGTCTCTTCCGTCTGCGCGGCCTCGGCGCCTTGCACGGTGTAGCCGAGCATCTGCGCGAGCGCGATCACGTTCTGAAGCTGAACGGCCGTGACGAGCCGCGACTCGCGCGCTTGGTTGTCCTGGTAGTAGGTGAGGATGTCGCCCGTGAAGGCGAACAGCTCTAGGAGGATGTCGCCGAAGTTCGCGACGTTGAAATCCGTCCACGTCGGGAAGACCGATCGGATGAGCGCTTGCAGCCGAAGGCGGATCGAGGCGAAGTCCTTGTCGGTGTAGTCGAGGCTCGCGGGAAGGATCGGCGCGTTGCTCATGCTGCCGCCTGCATCGGGACGCCGACTCTTTGGGCCACGCCTTGGAAGATCACTTGATTGCCGGGGACGTTCTTCGAGATCACGTCGTAGATGAGGTCGATGTAGAGCGCGAGCTGAGACGGGAAGAAGGCCGAGGTCACGCGCAGGTTCGTCACGCGCGGCTCCCATCGCGCGAGCGCGTCGGTCGCGTAGTGACGCGATGCCTCGATGAGCAGCGGCCCCTTCTTGTGCTTCAAGAGGTAGATGCGCGAGCCGAACGACGGACGCCACGCAAGCTCGCCTTGCATCACGCCGCTATCGTCCGCGGCGAAGGTGCCGAGGATCTCGCTCACGCACGACTTGATCACGTTCAGCCCATTGTCGTTCGCGAAGTCGTTTTTCTGATCGCGAATGAAAGGGTGGATGAGTCCCGAGCCGAGGAAGGCGGGGACCGTCGGGCTATAGATGTTCGACGAGATGAGCGCGATCGGGCTCGGCGGAAGCGGAGGGGGCGCCGCCCGGGGCGTGAGCTGATACGTGTAGCGGTGCGGGTTGCTCATGGCGGGTTCTCGTTGCCCGACGTGTCGATCGCGTGGACGACGAGCTGCGGCGCAGCCGGCCACCCGCCCGCGCGATTCAAGACGAAGTGGTAGCCGCTGTTCGGGCCGTCGGTGACCGACGCGATCGACGATTGCGCATTGTAGAACGGCGTGAAGGCCGCGCCGTCCCAAGGCACTTCGACGAGGTTCGTCCCGGGGAAGTAGACGAGGACGAGGATGTCCGTGAAGGTGCCCGCCGCGTCGACGACGTCGAAGCTGATCGCCGTGTTTTGCCCGATGGGTCCCGCGCTCGGATCGGGGGTGAGGTTCTCGATGAGGGGACCCGGCATAACGGCCCTAGCCTATCCGCATGCGAGGCGCTCGAACAGGCCCTAGCAGGACCCCCCGACGGGCAAAGAGGCGAGGAGCGCCTTCAGGATCGCGATGATGTCGTCGATCGGGGTCAGGATCGCTTCGAGCGCGCTCACGTCGACGCCGACCGAGAGCGTGATGTTCAGCTCGGGCAAGCCGATGAGTCCGAGCAGCGCATTGATCAGGGTGAGCAGACACGTGATCGGCTCGACGAGCGTGGAGATCCAAGCGAGGAAGCCGTCGAGGTTTTGCTGTTCGCAGTCGACGGCGACTTGCAGCGCGAGCGAGCCCGTCACCTTGACGCGGAGCAGCGCCGCGAGGATTCGGATCAGCTTGTTCAAGATGCTCATGATCACGGCGCGCAGTCCTTCGAGGAAGCAAAGGATCGCTTCGAGGATGCTCGCGATCAGGACGGGCACCGAGAGCGGCGGAAGGATTCCGAGCAGCTTCGCGAGGTCGTCGACGAGCTTCGGGAAGCACGCGATCAGCTTGCCGGGGTTCGGGGGCGGCCCGAGGATGCCGGGGATCGCCTTCACGCACGCGACGAGGTCGACGAGAACGTTGATCACGTCGAAGACGGGTTGCAGCGGAGCGAGCGCGACGGTCGCTTGCGCGACGGCACTCGCGGCGAACGATAGAGAGTCCGGGGGCGTGGTGCCGCCGACGCCGCAGAATTGAGCGCCGCCCGGGAAGGTGATGCAGAGGGGGGCGCACGTCTGCGGAGCGGGCGGGTTGCAGAAGTTGTTCAGATCGGGGAGAGCCATAAGGTTCCTTCTGATCCTAGAACGGCTGATCGCCGTCGGACATCGTGCGCCCGTTGATCGTGCACGAGAGCGCATCGACGACGAACGCGCCGTCGCTTTTGATGTAGACCGCCGCGGTCCCGTAGATCGTGATCCCCGGTCCCGTTGCGGCCGTGCCGTCCATCTCGATCATGTCGCCGTTCTTCTTGTCCTTCAGGCGCAGCGTCTCGGAGCCGTCGCGGTTGTCGATCGTGATGATGTATTTCTCGGTCTCGATGACGTCGATCTTCTCGGCGCCCTCGGTGACGCCCGTGCTCGACGTCGGAAAGTTCTCGCCGCAGATCGGCGCCTCGCTCGCGCCGCCCGGCATGCCCCATTGCGCCGGCATGTAGTAGGGGCAATCGGGATCGCCGCCCTTGAAGAACACCGCGACCTCGGCGCCCGAGCGCGGGACCATCTTCATCCCGACGCCCTTGCCGCCGCCGCCCGGCATGCCCATCGGGAAGCACCATCCCGACTGTCCTTCGAGCAAGCCGGGGATCGTGACGCGCACGCGCCCGAGCGCTTGCGGGTCGGCCGCCGACACGACCGTCCCGACGTACATCGCGAAGTAGCGAATGTCTCCGTGGTCGTTCTCGTGGTTGCTCATGTGCCGGTGTTTCCGCCGTCGGGCTGATAGGTGACCTCGCCGGTCCGTCCCGAGACTTGGTAGGGGTTCAGTTGATCGGTCTCCTTCGGGCTCTTCTCGTTGACCGCCTTGTCCGACTTCACACCTTGCGTCCCCGGGCCGCCGTTCAAGCCGTTCGTCACGCACGCGAGCGACATCGTGTAGCCGCTCGCGGTGACCTTGTGCTTCGCCTTCTTGCAGTAGTAGAGCCCCGAGAGCCGCTTCGAGATCCCTTGGATGTCGAGGATCTGTTTCGCGCGGACCGTCGGGTCGCCGACGCATTCGAGCGTGATATGCGCGGCGACTTGCTGCGACTTCACGTATTTCCCGTCCGCCTCGCGCTTCGCCGCTGCCGCGTTCGGAGCGTTCGAGAGGACGATCGCGCTCGCCGCCGTGGGCGTCGCGGGATCGACGACGACGCCATTGAACCGCGTGACCGCGGGCGAAGCCGTGGGGACTGCGGGCGGGCTCGTCGTGGCGCCGGGGGCGCCTACGCTCACGACGCCCGTTCGCGCCGAGACGCTCGCGATGACCTCGGGCGCCGTGTCGGTTCGATCGGTGTCGGTGTTCGAGCCGATCTGGCGAATGGTCGACTTCTCAAGAGGATCGCGGCAGACCGCTTGCACCGCGCCGGGCAGAGCGGTGACGTCGTTCTCTAGGTTCCACGTGAGGATGTCTCCCGCGCCCGGGTCGACGTAGTAGATGAGTCGGCGCGTCGGCGCGCTCGTCGTCTTGCGCCGCTCCCAATGCAGCCCATCGGGACCGACGTAGAAGACGAAGCCTTCGCGTTTGGCGAGATGCTGCAAGAACTCGAAGTCCGTCATGCGCGCCTGATGCGTCGCCGAGATCATCACCTCGGAGTCGTCGACGAATTGCGCGTTCGACGCGAATCCGTTCGCCTTCGCGATCGCCGAGACGATGTCGCTCCGCTTCATGTTCTCGAAGGTCTGCGACTGCTTGATCTTGTTCATTGTCGCGCTCATCGCGTGCGCGACGACCTTCATCACGATCGAGCCGGTGATTTTCTGAATCACGAGCGTCTGCGTCGGCGTAAGGAAGCCCGCGTAGCCCCACGTGACGAGGAGCCCGTTGCCTTGCTTCCAATTCGGATCGTCGAAGAGCGCGAGATCGAAGTTGTTCAGCGTCAGCGTCATCTCGTCGATCTTCTGATCGTCCTCGTCGAACTCTAGCGAGACGACGCGCTCGGTGACGTCGACGGGGACCGAGGTGAAGGTGTAGCCGCACGCCGCCGCCGTGGGCGCGGGAGTCGCGCCGGCCGTGTTCGTCGTGTTCGTGAAGCTCGTCGGCTGACGCACCGCAGACGAGCCCGACGACGTCGAGGATCCTGCTACGCCTTGCGTGGCGGTCTGAATGACCGAGCCGATCTTGACCGTGTAGACCGGCGCGTCGCGAGTGATCGCCATGGGGTCACGTCGCCGAGGTTTGCTGACGGGTCGACGCGAAAATCTCCGTCTGCAAGGTTTGGAGTGAGGGAATCTGAAGCACGCGCCCGATCTCAAGCTGGATCGTCGGATCGAGGATGGGCTCGGGTTGGAAGTCGGCGATGACCCACCATAGTTGCGGAGCTTGCTTCATCGCGGCGTAGTAGCGGTTCGCGATCGAGAAAAGCGTGTCGCCGCTCTTCACGGCGTGTTGGATATTGTCCGAGAAGGGGGCGAAGCGGTACGGGTCGCGATCGGTGAGCGTCAAGAGCCCGGTCACCGGATCGATGTATCCGACGCAGAATTGAAACCGCGAGAAGAGTTGCGGGGGCATCAGCCGGTCCCGTCGCTCGCGCCGCCCGTGGACTGTCCGGGGGCGAGCTGCCCGCTGCGCGCGGTGCCCATCGTGAGCACGTCTTCCGAGTAGAGCCGGAAGTCGCGAATCTCTTCGAGGTCGACCTTGCACGAAAAGTGGACCGAGTCTCCTTTTCGGTTGAAGAACGTGTGCGAGAGGTGAAGCTTCTTGATCACGCTCGTCAGCGAGACGAAGCCGCCCGCGAGGCTCGACGGCCACACGAACAGGACGCGCGGAGGAGCGCCGCCGACGACCGTAGCGGGCGAGTTTCGCGACGGGTAGCAGAGCGAGAGAAGGAAGCGCCGCTTGTAGTGGATGTCCGCCAAGCGCGACGTGGGGTTCTTGTCCCACGCGCGGAACGCCAGCTCGAAGCTCATCGCGTGGTTGTCGGTCTGTTGATACTGAAGCGGCATGTGCGAGAGCCCGAGGACCGCTAGCTTGTTCCAGTTGACCGCGAGATCCTCGTCGAGCTGCGTCGGATTGAACTGCGCCTCGACCGAGACGGCCGTGCTCGTGTTCATGAGCGACATCCGATCGGGCGCGTAGTCTCCGAAAGCCGACATGGTCAGGTCTCCACGGGCGACGGCTCGCCGCTGCGCTGCGCCGACGATTTGTTTTGCTTCGCGGTGAACTTCGCGAGCTGCTCGCCGTCGACGACTACGACCCCCGTGAGCGTCGGACCCGCTTCGGTGTTCTTGCTGATCTTCGAGAGGTGTTCGGTGAGGGCGCCCATGTCGGGGGCTGCGCCGGGGGCGCCGGCCGAGGCGAGCGCCGGGGACGTCATCGTCGGGGAGAGTCCCGCCGCCCCAAAGCGGGGGCCAGGAGACCCGCCAGCGGCCCCGAGCGCCGGGGGGGCGCTAACGGTCGTCGTCGGCGTCGTAGCGCTTCCCGGGGGCGCTGCGCCCGTCTTCGCGGCGTCCTCGCGCTGCAAGCGGGCCATGACGTCCGCGGGGGACTCGCCCCGGATGAACTTGAGCCCCTGCACGACCTTGTCGATGAGCCACACGAGCCCGCCCATCACGGCGACGATCCCGCCGACGATCTGGACGACGATGCCGCCGACGAAGCCGACGATCTTGCCGAAGGTCTGCCACCCCGAGCCCGCGTTGACCGTGCTCTCGGTCATGATGCCGAGCGTGACGAGTAGCTGTTTGATCTGGTCCCAGAGGAAGCCGAACACCGTCGACATCTGATCGACCGCGGGACCGAGCGACGTCTGAAAGCCCGAGACGACGCCCGAGACGTAGTCGAGCCACGCGCTCATCACGATCGCGGCGACATTCGCGAGCCAGTTGAAAATGTTCCCAACGACGGTAGCGACGGCGACGCCGACCTCGCCGAAACGATCGAAGCTAGCCGCCGCCGCGTCGGGCGAGTCCTTGCCGCCGAGGAGCAAACCGAACGCATTCGCGACGCGCGTGATCGACTCGCCGAGCATGTGGAAGGTCGGCGCGAGCTTGGACAGCGACGCCTCGATCCCGGTCTTCAGGCCCTCGAAGAAATTCTCGATGCGCGAGACCCACATGAAGACGGTGATCGCGAAGTTCTTGATCCCCGAATGCTCTTCGAGCTTCTTGTACGTGTCAGCCGTGAAGCCGCCGCCCGAGAACAGCTCGTAGAGCGAGACGAAGATCATCTTCACGTTGTCGAAGATCGGTTGCAGGAAATCGCGAATCCCACCGAAGTTCGTTTCCCACGCCTTCGTGAACGCGTAGCTCGCGAGCGCGAGCGCGCCGACGACGGCGATGACGGGAAGCATGACCTCGGAGAGCGCCGCGAACACTCCCGAGAGCGCCGAGATCGCTGCGCTGCCGTAGGCGACGGCCCCCGCGACGAGGAGCGCCGCGCCCGCGGCCCCTGCGAGCGCTGCGGCGATCTTCACGATGACGGTGACGATCGGCTTCGGGATCTTGAGGAAGGCTTCGAGGACGGCGTTCTTGACCTTGAAGAATCCCTCTTCGAGCGGCAAGAGCACCTCGCCGATCATCTTCGACGCCGCGGCCGAGAGCGCTGCGAACTTCTTCTCGGGGTGCGCTTCGAGCATCTTCTCGGCGGCCTCGGCCGTCTTGCCCTGCGCGTGCGCCAGCTCGTCCATGACGCCAGCGAGATCACTGCCGCCGTTGCGCATGAGAGCCATCGCGACGGTCGCGCCCTCGGTCGAGCCGAACATCTTCTGAAGCTGCAAGTTCGTCTTGCCGACCGACTGCGCGAGGATGTTCGGACCGTGCGTGATCATCGCGTCGATCACGGCTTTGAGTCCGGCGACCGCGGGTCGACCTTGGATGCCCGCGGCCGAGAGCTGTTCGACGTAGCCGAGAAGCTGATCCATTCCGACGCCCGCTTGCTTGGCAACCGGGGCCATCTTATCGAGGATCGACTCCATGCCCTGCAAGCCCCCGGGCACCTTCGACGACGCGACGAAGAGACGATCGGTCGCCTCGGTCGCGTCCTCGAACGAGATCCCGTAGACCTTGAGCAGCTCGGCCGTCGACGACATCGACTGTTGAAGATCGCCTTGCGTCGCTGTCGCCAGCTCGTTCGCCGCGGTCATGAGCCCCGTCATCTTCGCGGAGTCGTCCGCGCCGTTCGCGACGGCGTCGTAGAAGACCTTCGCCTCGTCGGTCGGGAGCATGCCGAACTTGATCCCGATCTCGGTGACGTCCTTCGCGAGTAGCTCGTGCGGATACTGCGCCTCGCTCACGCGCGTCGAGACGAGCGCGATCGCGGCCTCGAACTCGTGCGCGTCTTTGATCGCAGGCTCGAACGCCTCGAAGACCTGCATCCCCTTTTCGAGCACTTCCTTCGCGCCGCCGAACGCCATGAACGACTTGGAGATGTTCTCGCTCATCTCGTGCGCGGCGTGCGTGATCTTGTGAAACGATCCCTCGACGTGATCCATCGTCGAGGTCGCCATGTCCTTCGCGGTGAAGGTGAAGCCGAGACCCATGTTGTTCAGGCTCATCGCGACTTCACCCGATTCGCGGCCTTGATCGCGTCGTGCTCCTTCTGCCGCTCGGTTTCGAGT